ATATCAATAGCATATGGCTCAAAGTATTTAGGTAATGAGCTTTGTACTATATTTTGTTCAGTAGGTTGTTGTGGTCTTGATCCGCCTTTACCCATTGTTTATCTCCATTCGATAAGCTATATATTCAGGTTCCCAATTATATTTTTTTAAAACTTTAGACCATGCTTTTCTTCCATAGCCTTCTAAATGATTACAATCACAATCTTTTGCAAAGCTCGTTAATTTTTCCATAGCGATAGGCAACCATTCCATCATTCTCTTACCACCTATCCAATCCATAGCCATAGCTTTTCTACTCGGATATTGTATTATTCTTGTAGTTATTGCTGCTATCACCTTTTCTTCTTTTCCTTCATCTATTATTAACCAAAGATTATAATATCCTTCAGCTAAATGTTGATAAATATCATCAATATGATACTTACCACCACTAGTTTGAATAGCTTTATTTAGCATATTGCTAACATCGCCCCAAACTATATCTATCGCCTCACGAGGGACTGCTGTGCAAATCATGCAGGCAACATCATCTCATCAGGTATAGCGGGTGGCTGAGTTTTGCCACCAGTTCTTAATTCTCTAACTCTATCCATCATATCTTCTAATTTATTTGCACCTGCGTCAGAACTCCCGTTTCCGATGCCACTAACAACGTCAGCAGGAACAACAAACTCACCATCACTAAGCAATACATCTTGTTCTCCTTCCATAGTTGCAGGAATCATGTCAGCCATGCCGTCACCAGCACCTTTTATCATTCCATCACCCTCTTGAGTTTGAGTAGGTATATCCCCTGATTGAACCTTTGTTATTAGGTCCTGTAGAGCCTCTTGTCCAAACTCAGCTACAAATTGACCTAAAATAACTTTTTGTTGATCAGGATCGTTTATTTCGCCTTGTATGACATCAATAGTGCTACTAATTAACTCTTTATCATTCATGCCATCTTTCATCATGCCACCAATGCCTGCATCCATAGCCATTTCATTGGCTTCAACTTCGCCACCCTCTGCATAATTTTTAGGTATTCTGTAATTAAATTCACCCATTTTACCTGCGTCATAACCCATTTCTGGGAAAACAGATGTGTTCTTAATAGGCATACCTCTTGGATATTCTTTTTCTTCTTCTTCTCTATATTTTGGCATCATCATAGAATCTGCAGCTAAACCACCTATACCAGCGCCTATGGCTTCTGGCCTTGTTAACGCTGCGCCAAATGTTGGTGCGCCTATCATCTCTTTAGCTATCTGCTCTGTGCCGCCTGTCATAGCTGAAGGAAGCACTGATCCACCTGCTGTTGTAGATAAATTAGCTGGGTTACCACCAAATGCGCTAGATCCGCCTATAGCACTTCCAAGGCCTCCTAACGCAGCACCTCTAAGAACATCTTCTGTTTCACCACCTTGCAATAAAGAACCTAAGCCACCACCTATGGCGCTTGCTACCATAGGGCTCATTAAACCAAGCCCTGCTGGTCCTAAAATTGCTGGTGCTGCTAAACTTAATATTGCTGATAACATTTTATGCTCCTATCGCCTTCATTCTCTTTACAAGTCTTTCGGCTCTATTAGGTACTTGTTTATACCATTTTGAATCTTTCATCTCTAAAGATGCCTTTTCCCAATCACCTTTATTTATAGCTGTTTTTAGTTTACTAAATTTTGATAGTCTTGTGTACCCCAGATTATACATCATGTTGCATAAAATTAATTGTACCTCTTCTGGTAATTTGTAGAAGTCTTTGTATAGTTTTTCACAATCTTCTATAGTTCCTTGTATATCTTCATTAAAACAAGTGTTTATACGCTTTCTGCTTACAGGCGTTCCAACAGGCATACCATTTTCTGGGTCAGTTTTTTTAATTAAATGACCTATGCCAAATGTAGGTAAACCTAAGTGATCTAAGTATATCTCACCTATATTGCCTTCATCGGCTTCTATTTCTTGTCTTAATCTATCGATATCCATTATCTTCTCCTTTGTTTTTTTCTTAAGCTATTTACATGCTTTAAATAAAAATAAGTGCCTATCTTATTAAAAAACTTACTTAACGATAACCAAAACCACATCATTTAGTAAGACCTTTTTGCTTTTCATATGTTCTAAGTGAACCTAAACCTAACATACCCATTAATACAGTCATCAGGCTACCCATGTCAAAGGCTGGTAGATCTGGTATAGATACACCGATATATGCACATAAAAATATTGTAACGGGAGCAAGGACAAAATGCCAACACAATGCAATACCACAAGTCCAGCCTATAAATGGTCTCCAGCCTGCAACAAAGATTGATTTATGCTGTGCCTCTGCTTTGTTAATCTCAAGCTGACCTTTAGCTAATTCTTGTGCGTGATTTTCAGCCATAGTTGCCACTTCATGTGCCAACTTATTTTTCATGTCTTTGTCTTCTATAAATTTGCCTAGTAAATTAGATACTGGGCCAATTAAAGCAGTTAACATTAATATACCCTCACTTTCTCTGAATCAATATTTGGAACTAACTTGCACATACATTGATAAATATCTTCTTCTTTGTCTTTTGTTATAGTTTGATTGTTTAATATTTGTTTAAAGTTAATACAATCATTTACATTTTTAAAATAAATACCACCTTCTAATTTTAAATTCAAATAACAAACTAACATAAACGCTGTCATTATAAAGCACTCTGTGGTGTTCTGTGTATAGCAAACTCTTGTATACTAGCTACAATATGAAATCTATTAGCTGTTCCAGCTTGAACTGATATTGATTCACCAGCTTGAAGAGCTAGATCCTTTGTTAACAACTCTGCTGTTGCATGACCAGCAACGGTTTTATCAAATAATTCAAAAACACTAGAAGATGCATCTGTTATAAATACCCTTAAAGTATCACTGTTATTACTATGCTCATGAGCCAGTATTGAAGTTATAACAGAGCTATTAAAGTCAGCACCGCTAGGGGCTGTATACAAAACTGTAGCATCGGTTGTTGTTAAGACAGTTTTTGCATTTGTTATTCCTAAAACATATTGTGGTATTGTTGTTACAAACATTATCTTTTACCATCCTGTCTTACGTTTATTTGAGGTGTTCCAAGTTTAAATTTTGTGCCTAAACCACTTGATTCAAGTCTTAATGCAAATGTTTTACCCCTAATTCTAAAGTCAAGTTTTTCAGTATAGGTCTCAACTGGGCTTGTTGCTGTTCTTTGTGCGGTTCCTGTTTCTGTTTGTGATATTCCAGATCCTGAGTATCTTTGAGATTTAATTGTAAAATCTACTGTTGGGTTGATAGATGTAGACCCATTAAAATTAACATCTGGCACCACTTCATTTAAAAAAGAAAATCCTTGATCTTGGCTAAATTTCATTGGCGCTGATTCAACAAAAGCAGTCATAGCAGATCCATCATCATCGTAACCTGTTTCATGATTGTATAAATATTGACCACCAGTAGACACAGGCAAGTTTCTTATTCCTCTATCTAGCCATGCTTGCCTTGCTAATGTACCAAAATACCAAACATTTTCTGCATAGTTAAATGTTATATATGAATCAACTTCAGTTTCTCCTTCACTTGGATAAAACCATATTATTTCACTAAACTCTGAATTAACACCAACATGAACCTTGTCTTTTTCTTCAAAGTTAAAATTTAAAAACACTTTATCTTTTACTGAGCAAGGTATTTGGTTTGTGCCACCACCTGAGTATACATAAAACGTATCTACGCCCATCCAGTAAACAGAATCGTCAACAGCTATAGCTGCTGCAGGACTCATGATTGTTATGTTTTTAGAAAGCTCCTTAATACCAAATGTAAATGGAGGGCCAATAAATCTCATTGAGTGAACGCTTTTGTTTGTAAATACAAGTATCTCTTCTTTTGTTTCTACTGCTTGCATAAATGTTGATCCACCACCAAGCCTTAAGTCACCAGCTGTATTTGTTGTTGTTGGAAACCAATCAACAGGATTTTCTTGTGATGAAAACCTTATTAACAATGGATCTTGAACACCGTTCCCTTTTGGCGCCGCTGAAGTTGCTCCCAAACCATCGCATCCAAAAGCTATGATATGTCTGTCTGCATCAGAAACAATTATTTGCTTTGCTATCTGAGGAACACTTGCTCTTGTTCCGCCAAGCCCACTAGCACTTAACTCAACCGCATTAGCAAATCCTAAAGATCTATCCCAATAGTATAATCCGCCATCTCTTGGATTGATAATTAAGTCTTCTCCAAAATTATCATGTGACCAAAGCCTTATTTGAGCACCCGG